TGTCGGATTATGTGTCCCGTGACGGCGCTAGTTCCGTCAAAAATGCTTTAGAAACAGGCCCTAATACAGCATTCGATTTTGCGCATGTCAGAGCGGTAGAGTTCGAGCCGTTCAAGTACAACGACATGGAGTATACCGCTGCTATATTCGAGGTCACAATAACCGCAAGTAAAGAGGTCCCTTAATGGCACGCATCCACGGCAAAGTAACGTACGTTTCAGTGAACGGTACGGACATTTCCACCTACTGCAAATCCGCCGAGTTCAGCGAATCAATAGACACACATGACAGTACCGGCTTCGGCGCTGACGCTAAAAGCTATACTGGTGGGTTGAAAGATTCCACGTTCAAGTGTGAAGGGTCGTATGATTCGACTGTTGGCACTGGCCCACGTGCGACACTCCGCCCGATCTTGAACGGTGCGCCAGTTACCGTTATTCATGGCCCAGAAGGCCAAGGGACGGGGCTACCGGCTAGCACCGCCCAAGCCATATGTACTACGTATGTAGAGACCAGCCCAATTGCTGACATAGTAACATGGTCAGCTGACTTTCAAACAACGGGCGACGTCGACGACACCGCCCAAGCGTAAACGATAGGAAACAAGATGACGCTAAATAAGGAACAGCTGCTAGCTTTAGCAGACCAAGAGTTAGACACCCAGATTGTAGAACTACCTGGTGGCGTCGGCGAGGTCAAAATTAAAGCTTTGACACGCCAGCAGACACTACGAGTAACCGACGGGAAGAACACGCAAACCCGAGAAGCTATGATGGTATCCCTAGCGATGGTTGAGCCGAGGCTGACTATCCCTGAGGTGCAAGAATGGTTTAAAAAGATTCCCGCTGGCCTCGTCCAGCCGTTAACGCTCGCAATCGCTGACCTTTCCGGCATGGAGGATGACGCCGATCGCTCCCAGAGCGAAGAGTTTTGACGCTGACGAGAGTCTAGAATTTGACTACTTTCTAGCCTCCAAACTCGGTATGCTGGTTACAGATTTACGTTCTCGAATGCCTAACACAGAGTACGTAGGCTGGCGCATGTACTTTGCACGCAAAGCCCAGAGAGAAGAGCTAGAAATGTTGAAGGCTAAGGCCAGTGGCAACTAAACCGGTCAAGATCGAGGGTCTTAAACAGTTCAACAAGAACTTAAAGACTCTCGATAAAGACCTACCGAAGATGACACGCCTAGCGCTCAACGAAGCGTCAAACGTGATCGTCGATTCTGCACGCCCTAAAATCCCCACTCGATCCGGTCGAGCTAGGCGGTCGGTGAAAGCGCAATCTACGAGGACCCTAGCTAGGGTCTCAGGCGGTGGTGGTCGTGCGAAGTACTACCCTTGGTTAGATTTCGGCGGCAGAGTAGGCAAGAACAAAAGCGTTCGTCGGCCATTCCTCAAAGAAGGGCGGTATATCTACGCTGCTTACCACAAGAACAAACGCTCTGGTGAGTTCGATAGAATCCTAGAGGACGCTCTAGTTAAGGTCGTTTCGTCGGCTGGTTTCGAGGTTGACTAATGGCTAGTAAAGGCAAAGTAACTCTTACGTTCGCTGGTGACTCTGACCAGCTCGAAAAAGCGTTCGACAAAGTCGGTTCAGCAGCCGACGGCATGTCGAAAGAAGTAGGGCGAGCGTCCAAGTCGATGTCGTCCGAAACCGGATCGTCGTTCGACCGTATCGGCGACGCAGCAGGCGACACAGACACTCGTATGATGGGTTTCCGTGACGGCATTACCGGCGTCGAGGACTCCCTAAAAGGTCTGAACCAGCTACAAAACGGGCAAGTCGCAGAGGGCCTATTTAACACCGCTATGGGTTTCGGTGACCTAGCGTCATCGGTCGAGAACCTGATAGCCCCTATGGCTAAATCCGTAGCAGCTTGGGTTACCGGCAACGCTAAGATGGCCGCCACAACAGCCCTAAGTGTCGCACGACAAATAGCGTCATGGGTGATGCTCGGCCTAGCGTCGTTGGCTGGCGCTGCGCAAGTCGCCCTAGCGTGGCTTATCTCAATGGGCCCTATCATCCTAGTGATAGCGGCAGTGATCGGCTTGGTAGTAATTATAGTCAAGAACTGGGACACTATAAAAGAAGTGATCGCCGCTGGCTGGAATTGGGTCAAAAACGTTTCTGCCAAAGTGTGGGACGCTATCAAAAAGATAGTGGTGGGAGCGGTCAAGGGCTATATAACGTTCCTGAAGTTCCAAATCAACGTGGTGTTAACCATCTTCCGTACGATCAAATCCGGTATCGGTGGGATCGTCGGCGGTCTAGCGTCGATCATTACCGCACCGTTCCGTAAAGGTTTCGGCGCTATAAAAGGCATCTGGAACCGGTCGATAGGCGGTAAGGGTTTCTCTGTCCCCGATTGGGTGCCTGGTGTTGGCGGTAAGTCGTTCAAGATACCGAAGCTCGCTAAGGGCGGTATCGTCCAGCGCAGACCAGGCGGCATCTTAGCTAACGTCGGTGAAGGCAGCCAGAACGAGGCCGTCATGCCACTCGACCGTCTAGAACGCATGTTTGCGGCTCCGTCTGGAGCCCCGATGGTCGTCAACGTGCACGGTAGTATCATCTCAGAGCGAGAACTCTTAGCAATCATCCGTAACATGCTACGAAAAGGCGGTTTTGGTGTTTAGATTACCCGACGAAGCACGGCTAGGTTGGCTACAAGAGGGCGTTTCGGTCAACTGGCAGCTACACCTGTTTAAAAATAACGTAGAGTTCAACAAGACACTAGACCAGATTAACGACATCACAGCAGCTAGCTTCGATGAGGCCGACTTTCCCGGCTACTCAGCGGTTACTTTAACGTCTGGTACCTGGACATTCGCAGCAGCCGACCCAGCGACCGCCGAATACCCAGAGCAGGCGTTCACACGGTCGACAACTGGCACCGCTCAAGATATCTACGGCTACTATTACACCAGGTCAACAGGCGGCAACATTCGAGGCTACCGGCAATGGGACGCCCCTAGAGTGGTAGAATTTAGTGCCGACACCATAGGGATACGACCGAGGCTCTACTTAGACGACAGAGGCGAACCAATGCACACAGGGACATCAGTAGAATTTAGGGGCACAACAGCGCCCGACGGTTGGTTGCTAGAAGACGGCGCCGCAGTGTCACGCACCACGTACGCCGACCTGTTCGCAGTCATTGGCACAACCTACGGCTCTGGCGACGGATCAACCACGTTCAACCTACCGGATTCTAGGGGACGTTTCCCGCTCGGTAAAGCCGATGCGGGTACCGGCTCGACCCTAGGCGAAACAGGCGGAGAACTCGACCACACCCACCCACTCGACGGCGAAGACGCACACGCAGGAATCTTTCTAGACGGCGGCAAAACCCGACACCACCGCCTATCAGGGCTCCCGTCGTGGACGCCTAACATCATGGGCGACTTCACAGGCGAGAACTTCAGCTCCGGCAACTACGACCGAGGCACCAGACTATACGGCAACAGTGACGGCGGTAACCCTGCGTACCTCGTCGGTAACAAGATAATCAAAACGTGATGTTTGACGGCGCTAACGCAGGTGACGACGCCACCGTATCGTTCACCGCTACCGACACTCGAGCAGACGCAGACCTAGAGATACTTGTCGACTGGAACGGAGACGGGCTATTCGACCAGCCCGAGGACAACATTACGCCACTCGTTCTAGATCTAGAAACTGTGACAGGCCGTGACGACGCCAGCCAATACAGGGGCCGTGTATCTCCTGGTGAGCTGCGTATGACGTTGAACAACGCAGACGCCCGATTCTCCCAATTCAACAAGGCGTCGCCCCTCCAAACAGGCGGCAACGACATAGGCCAAGGTAAACTAGTCAGGGTCCAAAAAGCCGGGACAACACAAACAGACCCCAAGCTGTTAGCGTCTGACTTCTTCGACTCCGGAAGCCTCACCGTCGACGAACTCGGCAACACATGGATAGAAGCCCAAAACGGCGGATTCACGCCAGACAACAACGGCGGGATACTCCCAAGACGCCAATACCAAGGCGACGAGAACCGTCGCAGCATCCAAACTATCGACGTCGCAGTAACCGACGGCTACGCAATGGTAGCGTTCGACACTAAAGACATGGAGTCCGAGCCGGGTATAGCGTACCGGTACGCCAACAACGGCGACGACTACGGGAAAGTCGTATTAGACAGAAACGTCGTTAACGTCGGCGTCCTCCAACACTGGACCCGCACAGCAGGCGGCTCTTTCCAACTAGAAAGCTCGGTCTCTGTAGAAGACCTATCTTCCGGGACGATCAACATCAACGTCGTTGGCAGCACCATATCGTACGGCATCGGCGGCCAGATTCTAAGAGTCGGCACCGCTGCAACATCAACCGGCACCGAATGGGGGCCGTACTTCCTATGGCGAGGGAAACTAAAGCCAAGAATAACCGAATTTCACGTATGGGACCGAGCGTACACACCCAACGAAAACGTCCTATGGACAGGCCGCCTATCGTTCATAGATCCGAAAGGGCCAGCAGGTGGCAGATACACAGCAGAACTAACCGCCGAAGGGCTACTAGCTAACGCAGGCGACGACAAAGTGCAAGCTGTAGAAACGATAGGCAAATCGAAAGGTCTTTCGACTGGCACTCGGGCAGGTGTCTACGCAGGCGAAGCGCTCAGAAAAGCCCGTCTTCTGCACCCACCAGGCCCTATCTTCTCCAGCCGGTTTATAGGCTCCAAC